TCTTCATGCCAGCAAGCTCTCCGATCTCAACAACCCAGAATCCTTGCAGTTTTTCTGCGCCAGATTTGTCATCCATATCCGTTAAAGACAAGGTTTCCGAATAGTATTCTGGTGTAACGAGGTCTTTCACAATTGTGCTCTTTCCGATCCCCTGATCGCCATCTAGCACTGGTACGCAATCAAATTTAATGCCGGGAAGCAAGATACGTGCAACGGCTGCTGCGAAGGTCTTTCTGGTCACGGTGCGAACATACTCTGTGTCATCCGCCTTCAAATATTTAATGAAAAGATTCTCCACACGCTTTGTACCATCCCATTTGGGAAGCCTGTTCAAATAATCACGTACAGGGTGAAAATGACGATCGTCTGCGGCTTTCGTAAAGGCGACATCATGGTTACGGCTCGAGAATGGCAGGTAGCGGATGTCAATAATCGACTTTAACTGCGCCGTATCTGCATCCCGCCAGAACTGATTCCCTCTCGGGCGCTCCCAAGGAAGCGGCCCTGTAACCTGGATCCGATTTGCCATTTCGTTATATGCGAAATTTTGAAAGTCCGGATCGTTTGCCAAAATGAGGTTTAAGTTATATACGGTGTTTTCCAGCTGACCATTCTTTGACTGATACTTGAGACGCTTTTTCCAGTCATCATTCATTGCCGCAAAGTCTGCTTCCGCTTCCGCCAGGCGTTCATTGGCCGCCTCAACCTTCACCTCATCCATTTGCATGGCAAATTCGCACATGGCCTTAAACGACGCCTTGTCGTCCAGATCGCCATATTTGTGAATCCGGACAATATCAAAAGCATTACAGAGCTTCAGATATGCCGGGTCCTTGGCATGGTGAGAATAAACGAACTTGTCATCCTTAATCTCCACGCCAGCCATACTACTCGCAGCAATCAGATGATAGCGGTTTTCGTTCTCTGTCGGCTCATAGACATCCGAAAGGAAGGTATCCAACGCTTTAGTGATCGGAAAATAGACACGGTTAAAAAGGCCCACGGCACCTTCTTTTGTAAGCGGATCCTGGACCTTCTGCTGCGTGATCTTGTTCGCCCTGCTTTCACGAGATGAAGTCGGAAGCCTTGTTGGATCCTTCCATTCCGGATGCGCTGATAAAATGTCATCCGGGTTCAGCCACTCCTTTTCAACATCTTTATACACGAATACGCCATTCTGTGGTGAGGATGGCCAGTACATGAGTTGATTAGGCTGGTAGGAACATTCGTCGAAATTGTCGATGCCAAGCATCTGTGCGAGATACCTAGAGACCGCGACAAATTCCTCTGGAGTGATATCCCGAGTCAATGGAAAGATCAGCCGCACTCTCGGATTCTCCGGTGTATGGCTATGTGTCGTGTAAAGAAAAGACGTATATGGGGCATTGGCATCATAATGATCCAGAAATTCCTTATCGATCCGATCTCCATCGAGCGCAATCATGGAGCGGGATTCAACTGTGTCTACTTTCCGGCGGCCTTTAGCAAGGACGCCAGCCACAAAGCCGCCATGGTCCTTTGCTGCATCTCGCTGCGCCTTGTTCATCTTGGCATATTCCTCTGCAGACTCAGTTGTGCGGATCGTTACTTTAAGACGTTGTTTCAGATCCTCATACTGGATTGTCTTGTTGACCCACGTCTTTGCCTGCCGGCTGTTTCCGTAAGCAATGGCTAAATCCCTCATTTACCGCCACCTCCTATTCCTAGGTGTCTCTCCGTATTCAAATCTTGCCTGGCGTGCTGTGCGGTACGCTTTTTCTGTTACAGCTTTATCCATGCTCCAAAGATAAGACGAGTCATCGCCAAACAGAGTAAATGTGCCATACCTGTCAACCCCTGGGTAGGCACCAAAATAATCGCCATCTACGGTTTCAAAATTAAAGAGATTGGGCCAGTTTTTGTGATCATGATAGGCGTCTCTCTGCATACTATATAAAAGCTCCCTCATATCCTCTCCATCTGGAATATTCCCGACAACCAAGACAGCCGATCTGGATACACCAAATCCATTCTCGCCCTTGTATCCTGCCGCATAGAAGCGATTGATTTTCTCAGCATCCACATCATTCATCTGTCCCTTTACCTCAACGTAGATGTCGCAGTTCTTCTTGAAATAACCGTGATTGACGGTTACACTGTGAAGCAGGAAGTCTGGTAAATAGTAAAGTCCGTCGCCCAGGTCATAGCCTTCTGTTTCATACTCCCAAGATACACCAAGAGAATCGAAGAACACCGCCCATCTTGCCTCTAAGCGAGATCGGAACAAGTATCCCTTATATTCGGTCTGGATTGCTTTTAATTCAGTCATGACTTACCTCCTGCATATTTGCATTAAAATAACGGATCTTTTGCCTGCGCTTCTTGGCCACGTCGATTTCGGTTTTCATTCCTTCTGAAATGGAATCTCCGAAAACCCAGAGCTCGTCGCATTTACCAAGCAGAATCACGTCCATAAAGAGTGCAAGTTCGCATTCCTCAGGATTTTCATCATCCATAAACTGCGGAAACATCAAATGTGGAGCCAGCGGGATCTGTCCCTGCTTAAGTGCATAGCGGCAATACTGCTTTGTCTTTTCTGTGTTTACTTTTGTGTCACCGGAATACGCACTTGCCACATAAACCAGTGGTTTGTATTCACGGTCTTTTCCTTTTATTGCATATGCCATATTAGACTTCCTCCTTTATTTAAGTTGCCGAGGTTACCCTCTTAAGAGGTAGCCCCGGCAGAATATTAAATCTGACGGCTTTGATAATATTTCTTTAACTTTTTTGCTGCGCGCTTTAGTTTCTGTGTGATGTTGTTTTCATCGGCACCTACTCTTTCAGCATATTCACGAATGGATTCCCCATTCAGGCGCACTGCGATGAAGGCATCTGCCCATTCTGGTTTCTTTTCGAGGACTTTTCGCACCCAGTTGCATACCTCTTCATATTCAAAGGTTTGGCCATGCACCTTTGTATCGTCTGTAGTCAGAAGATAATCCATGATGTCAAACCCTGGATCATCCTCACTTGCCTGGACATATCCAACTTTACCATCCATACGTTTGCGCTTTGGCGTTGGGTCAATGTGCCGTGTCTCACGGTGCCAGATGTTATACTCTGGTTTGTTAAATTGTTCATCAAAGGCATTCTGAATACGCTGCTTGCGTTCTTCGTCAGAAAGTCCTTCCTCATCTTCCAGGGAAAGGTTTACCCATAACTGCTTAGCTGCTTCTGTGTCCAGATCGATGATCTGGAATTCATGCTCGTAACGAATCTTCAATTTCATTCTTGAGTCCTTTCCGTCCGAGGAAAGAACGGTGGGACACAAGAAGAGCCTGCAGATGAAGATGTCCACAGGCTCTGGCTATCCGAAAATGAGCGCAGGAAACTAACGGTGGGTGCATCTTCACTTCAGTCACTGCCTTTCTTGCAGTAACCTAAGTTCTCTATGCATCCCATCGTCCTAATAGCGCTACTCGGACAATTGAGATTTACTATTTGATTTCGATACCTTTCCGGTATCCGGCGCAGCCATCCTCTTTGGTATGACTCCGCTGGAAATCGGAAAATATATAAAAAAATCGGAGCCAGAGATCCGTTAAGATCTTTGACTCCGATTAGTCGTTCCTGAGCGCCTATTCGCCCAGCCGTGCGATATTTTTTCGAACCTCGTACACTTTGATTTTTCCATCCTTTGTCTTTTTGACTTCGGCGGAATTCCCGCGTTTGAGGATCTTTTTTATCGCAGTTACAGCCCTTTTGTCATCGTCGGTCATCGCGAATCCCCTCCTCCGATAACTGCAGTTGATCAAGTATCATGGCCGAAGCATAAAGGGAAATCAATGCTTCGCCATCCGCATATCAGGCTATTCCTTTGGTAGCGATCGATTACATTATATCGAACATATGTTCATTTCGCAACTGCATATCGGAAGTATACATTACATTGTTCAATTTAATTGGTTTTACGTCATTGGTACTCTCCATTTTGATTTAAATAAAGAAGGTCATGTCTTTCGTCCTAACAAAAAAGCCGGAGCTACCATCTACTCCATAAGGAAATAGATGATAACTCCGGCTATTTGGTATCTCGCATTCGGATCCACTGCTCGGTAGTCAATTATTTGCTAATTGTTTTTCGTGCCTCTTGAATCTGCCATATCATATCTTGTAGCAGTATTCTTCTTACCCAGTTTTTATGTTTTATCTCGATTTCTTCAACCCCGTTATCAGAGCGAATATAATTGTTTCTGATTAGCTTCTAAGTCCAGGAACTGCCCTTTCTGAATGTCCACATCCTGCTTCTTCGCCTGTCCAATTCACCGTCTCAAAAGGCCGCCGATTGGATGGCGGCCTTCGTCTCTACATTACGATGATGTTCTCATGTTCGCTGACGTATTTCACCATATGATCGTCAATCAGCCGTTTCCTCTGCTGATAGGCGTACATCAGGCTTTTTTCGCAGAATCGGTTGATCATACGCGGTATTCCGCAGGATTGTTTGTAGATTTCCTCCACAGCTCCATCAGTGAATATCTCCTGTCTGCATTCCGCGTAACTGAGGTGTGCGCGTATATATTTTTCTGTCTCCGCCCGGTCCAGATGATGCAGAACACAGCTGATATCAATGCGCTGACGAATCGCTGCATACGCAGGCTTACGGAGTTTCTGATCCCATAATTCACTCTGTCCGGATAAAATCAGCGCCAGAGGACTTTCCGAATCAAAGCGGTAATTTAGGAGAAACCGGAATTCTTCAATGGTTTCTTTTCCAAGAAGGTGTGCTTCATCCAGAATACAGACCAGCTTTTTATGCTGAACGCCGCGGATAATTTCAATTTCCTTCAGCAGCATTCTTTTGGCATCTCCCCGGTAGAATCCCGCTTCCAGTCCCAGCTGATCCAGAAGCCCTTTGTAAAACCACCGCGGAGTAAGTTTGGAATCCGAAAGATACAGAAGAATATACCGGTCCTTCGGCAGTGTCATCGCAAACCGCCTGATTAATGTGGATTTTCCACAACCTGGATCAGAGGTAAGAACCGCGAACAGCTGCTTTTCTGCTGCGTACCTCAGCCTGCCGAGTGCTTCATCCAGCTTCGGGGACTGGTAGAGCTGTTCTACAGGGACGTTACGGACAAACGGTGTATGCGTCATTTCAAAGAATTCTTCATACATGATCATTCACCATCCTTCCCGTAATCTGCAAAGGAAATGGCGTCGGTTTTCTTTTCGACAGTCTGCTTCCGTTTCTTCCGCAGAACCTTAAGAAAACGTGAAGCTTCCGGCTCTTCAGGAAGAAGGGCGGCAGGAACCGGTTCCGATGAGTCGCAGTAGGAACCGATCTGAATCGGTTTTGCCTGGATCGGATCCATGTTTCTGCTGTAGACGGTAATCTGATCCCGGCTGACAGGATCATAACCGATTTCTACTTCCGCACCGATCAGAGATGTGCTGACCTCGTAGGTGATCCCGTGGAATTTCAGGCATCCTGCCGAATCAACACGCCGCTTTTCACGATGCTGGAACGCTTCTCCAATGACCGATGCATCAAGGAAGGTCAGACGCCTCTGGTCCCGATGCCACTCCACTTCCGGACTAATTCCAAGAAGAGATACCGGAATTCCCTGACTTTCATAGTATTCCCGGATACCGTCATGCGGCCGTTTCTGGTAATATTCTTCCAGATAGGCAGTCCAGGCCGCGTTCAGTTCTTCCAGAGTCTTTATCTGATCGGCTTTTGCTTCTGCAAGAAAGTCGTCTGTGACCTGATGGAACTTCTCGATCTTTCCTTTGGATTTCCCTGAATACGGCGGTGCATACCGGACCCGGATATCCAGCCGCTGAAGTGCACGGACAAGTTGTTTGGAGCGGTACTGGGCTCCATTATCGATATATACGCTGTCAAAGCGTCCATGCTTGAGAATGGCCTGACGGAAGGTATCTTCCACAATCTGCGCGCCCTCATTGTCGTAAAACTGCGAGTGCAGGATGTAGCGGGAATGGTCATCCAGTACAGAGGAAAGATAGGTCTTTTTCTTCTGTCCGTTTTTTCCAATTGGAAGATAGATGCCTTCTTTGATATCCGCCTGCACAAGCATCATCCGGTTCGGCTTACAGAAGCGCTTGGAGGAAGTTTTCCTGCTTTCCATGTATCTCTGCATCTGACGCCGCCCAAATCCCGCATCGTAAAGGTGCCTCTGAAGCGTTGAACGTTTTAATTTCCCAGGTTCTGCTTTTCCTTCCCCTTCCAGGATAAAGATAATCTGCTCAACACTGCGTCTTGGAACTTCCCGTTTCAGCTGGATTGCTTCCTGCAGCAGCTCATCAAAATTCTCCGGGAGTTTCCTGCTCCTATGATTATCTCTGCTTCTGGGCTTCAGGCCGTTAAATCCTTCTTTCCGGTAGGCCTGTTCATATCTGCGGATGGTCCGCTCACTGCAGTGTGCCTGCCTGGCAATTCTATGCCTTATCTGCACCCGCATGGACCGGTCCATGCTTTCAACCAGAAGAGGGGCTATGAGCATCAGGCGCTCCTGTGCCTGCTCTTCCTTCCAATCGTGAACTTCTTTTTTTCGATTCATTGTTCTTCACCTCCTGCCTCAAGAGTACAGCAGATGAAGAAAGGACACCGGACAAGTCAGGTGCACATTTTGGACCCTCTGGCTGCAGCATCATTTTTCCTGCAGCATTAATCATGATCCGGTTCAATTTAGCCAGCCACTGCTGGCCTTCCTGACGAAGCCCGTCGAAAAGAGAAACAGAAGAATACAGCAGATGCTCAGGATGCGGCAGGATGGATGATACGGCTGCTTTCAGAAGTCCGTTAATCTGGCTGTGGTTCTCTCGGATCCAGGAGATCCAGCGTTTCATGGTACGTTCACAGGGTGCTGCGCAGGTTGTGCTGTCATTGATCGTAGAAATGCCATCGACAACATTTTCAATGATTTCCGTTTTGAACTGCTTATACGGAGTAACACAGTCCGGAAGTTCAACATGCAGATGTCTGCAGCTGACGCACTTCAGACGCCGAACCATCAGAAAATCAACCTCTTCCGAATATCCGCGCATGATTCTGCGCCGCCGGTCGCGGTAGACCAGTTCGCCTCCGCAGAAAGGGCAGAATGATTTTTCCAGAGAGATGACGGTGAATGTGGAATTATTCTGGTTGCGGCGGAGCCGATAGTTTGATACAATAATCATGGTTTGAGGAGATCTCAGAGAGAAACGATGGGTTTAGAATGTTACTCTCTGGGGTCTTTTCTTTTTTGAAAAATGAAGTTCAGGTTTCTATGGACATTGTATCGGGCAGTTCCTGGACATGCAAGCAAATCAGATCATGGACGTTTTAATAGAGGCGAAACAATTATGTCTTGATGATTCAGGCAACAACCTTATCAGATCTTCCTCTTCTAATTCTTTAGGAGTAGTATTCTCCGGTGAAATATCATATTTAGGTGTCACATTAAAAAACTCAATTCCATATGAATTAGTTGGCTTGTCAACCTGACATAAATAGCGTCCCATGTTATCTCCTTTCCTATTATTCTTACTATTATAAGTTAAAGAGCAGAAATTGTGCTTGCTGGGCTATCGCAAGAAATCTCTAGTTACAACACAAACTGATTTATGTATACGCCGTGGATCAGTGATATGTCGAAACTGTTCCTGGTATTTTGTAAATATCTGATTCTATATATAGGTATGCCTGTATAACCCACTAACACTAAATTCTGTATAACTTCCCTTCTTATATTCTGAAACAAAATCTCGATCTTCTTCCCATTTCGATATTGCAGCTTCAAATTTTGACTGGTATTGTTTCTGGCTAATAAAGAAATCCAAGTAGCTGATTATCTCACTTTTCGTAAGGATTTCACAGTCAATAATTACTGCTAGTATCTTATGCCTTCTTGCAGACGTCAGTCCTTCTTGCTTCGAAACAGAATATCCATATTGCATCAAAACAGACTGCTGTGCCAGCTTCATTCCATTCAAATAATTAGAACCTCGCAGATATGTTCTTTCATCACTCAGTCTACAG